GGTGGTGAGATGAATAGACAGTTGGCATTGCTCCACAAAAAACGTAACGCAATCCATACGAAATGGAAGCAAGCGTCTCACACTCTCAATATGCAGATCGCTCTGCTGGAGTACGGTATTGAAGTGGGTTGCACGTTGATCAGCGAGGACGGCGAAAAGCTGTTAGTCACTAATATAGACCGCCGATACCATCTTGAAATGGAACATATGTGTATTGATGGCTTGATCACAAAACCCAAACGAATATACGTGTCGGATATTGAGGCTGGGTACTGGAAAAAATTCGAGCCTGACGCAGATGAAGATGATGATGATGATGATGATGATGATGACGATGAGGAGGACGAGGGAGAGCTGGAATGATCCTATACGAGGTGATGTGCATCGCGATGGCAGTGTATTGGGAGGCCCGAGGCGAGCCACTCGCTGGCCGGTTCGCCGTAGCGCAGGTGGTAATGAACAGAACCACCGATCCGCGTTACCCGTCTGACGCCTGCTCAGTTGTCTACGATGGCGGTGAGACTCGCCATGAGTGCGCGTTCTCGTTTTACTGTGACGGCAAGTCAGATCAGCCGGACATAACGAGTCTGGCGTGGTACTCCGCGCAACTTGTGGCGCAGGCCGTGTACGAGGGGCGCAGTGCCCCTGTTGTGGGAGACGCTACTCATTACCATGCCCGATGGGTGCATCCAGATTGGGCCAGCAGTGGCTACGTTGTAGCTACAATTGATAACCATATTTTTTATCGGGGTGTGAAATGAACGCAGACTACTTTAGAAAACTGTCAGAGTCGCAGACACAACCAAGAAAGGCCGACCCGGCCATCCTTGCAGAGAAGGTGCAGAAGTACTTGGCCGCAGGTAAAACAATCACAGTAGTCCCACGCGGTGCCTCTGGGGTGATACTTGCCCCAATGGGCATCAAAAAAGCAACATTCAAAGGAGCAAAAAAATGAGCAATATTTACTGCAAAGTACACGGCTGCCCCAACCCCAACCTGCCAGAGCAGGAGTATTGCGATACGCACTTCCTCCTGCCTTACGTGAGCCCATTCTGCAAAGTAGCCTTCTGCCGCGAGTCCCGCCTACCAAAGCATCAGTACTGCCAGACTCACTACCTTCGGCCAGACTCCACAAAGAGTCCACTCACCGCAGGAAGTATCCTCAACACCGCAGCGCAGCACTTGGAAGAGCGGGCAGCGACATACGACCAGCAAGGGGGCGAAAGAAGTATCCACAAGACCGTTGCGATGTTCAATACCCTGACGGGTGCAGGGCTGACCGACGAGCAGGGGTGGTTGTTCATGGCCTGTCTAAAGATGGTTCGAGCACAGCAAGGTCGCTACCGAGCCGACAGTTATGAGGATGGCGCGGCGTACTTCGCACTAGCCGGAGAGAGTGCGGCGCAGGAGCGGATATGACAACGCTGAGGCTAAGGGTGAAAACCGACAGCGGGGGCACAGTGGACCCCTCCTTGACCTACGACCACAAGTGCAGCTGCGGCACTAAAACGCAGTTTGCGAAAATATCAGGGTTTGGTCTACCTGAAGGGCACCCAAGAAGTCTATTGCTAGAGACAAGGGACGCGTTTACTGACGTGTGCAAAACCTGCGGGAAAACGAATCGCCTAGTAACAATTATTAGTGCGGTGCCTGAGCATGAACTGGAGCGGATATGATGACAGCATTAATAATGTTCGTAGGGCTCACCATGACCATGCTCACCGGCCTTGCGCTGGCGGGTGCAGCGATACAAGGAGACCGGCGCGGGCTTAGGGACGAGGTGCCTGACATTCAGGCAGAGCTGGCGCTCAACGCGAAGATCAGAGAGCTACAGGGTCTTAACCGGGTGGGCGACGAGCTGACGGAGCGATATGAGTCTGTCGAGCATGTGGGTCGAGTGCGGGAACAAGTTGCCGTTTATGACGAGGCCGCTGGTTTTGACATGGAGGAACTGCTTGCCATCAAGCCTGTAGTAAAGCGCGGGAAAACAATGATTGTTAGCACACGGGAGAGCGGGAAATGATTATGGTAAGCCTGAACGAAATCCGCGAACAATCACCGTGCGAAAGTGGCTGGAAGAAAGTCCTTGCCTCTAAAGGCGGAACAAGTGCCGACATGGATGCCCAATTTCTAATGACGGCCATTCTCGAGAGCAATGATGTCGATGATGCCATATGGTGCCTGAAATGCAGGCCCGAATACTCAAGCCTGTGGCGAAAGTTTGCGGTATGGGCTGCCCGTCAAGTCGAACCGTATATGACAGATGAGCGTAGCCGAAATGCGCTGGACGTGGCTTGGCGTCACTCTGAAGGGCGGGCGACCGATGACGAATTAAGTGCGGCATGGAGTGCGGCAACGGATGCGGTAAGGGATGCTGCATGGAATGTGGCAAGGAGTGCGGCAAGGGATGCGGCAAGGAGTACGGCATGGAGTGCGGCATGGGATGCGGCAAGGGATGCGGCGTGGAGTGCGGCATGGAATGCGGCATGGAGTGGAGCAAGGGATGCGGCGTGGAGGGATGCGGCATGGAGTGCGGCAAGGAATGTGGCAAGGAGTGCGGCAAGGCATGCACAGAAAGTTAAGCTAATCGAAATATTGACAGCAGGGGAGTGGGTTGAAAATGGATAGGCACTACCTCCGCGACAACCACAACGGGGCGCACGTTTTTGCGAAGTGTTATTGCGGCCACATATGGGAAGAGGCCGTATCTAAAAAGATGCAGGCTTCGTGCCCAAGCTGCCACGGGACATTGAGAATAAACTACTCGCTCACCGCGTACCTAGACTCTAAACCATTCAACTACGATCAGGAGAGCGTGAAATGAGCGACGGTAGCTACTGGTGGGTAAACGTGTACTGGCGGTGTACGCACTGGCAGTTGGGGTACATCTATGAAGACGGCAGGCCGTCCATTGGATTTGCCTGTGTGGACGAGGATCAGGACGAACCTCCGGCAGGGGCGAACGTCATTGGAGACCTCACAGACAAAGCACTTGGCGAACTGAAGTCTGAGTTTTATAAAGTAATGAAAGAGTAAACTGAGCACGAAACCCTCGGCCCACCACTAACAAGCGTAGTGGGTGCGCAGTCACGGGGCCGGGGGCCTTGTCAATGATGGCATTTAAGTGCCATCAGTAAAGATTTCTGCTGCGAATCCTTGTCCTGCAGCACACTCATCACCCGCTCATCCAGACAGCCCTGTGCGATCAGGTGAATGATCCGCACCGGGCGTGTCTGCCCTTGCCGATGCAACCGCGCATTGAACTGCAGGTACGCCTCCAGCGACCAGCTCAGGCCGAACCAGACGCACAGCGCACCGCCGTCCTGCAGGTTCAACCCATGACCAGCCGACTGGGGGTGAGCGAGCAGCATCTTGATCTCCCCTCTGTTCCAGCGGTCGATGGTCGCCGGGTCCTTGTCCAACACGGCGGCATTAGGAAACGCCTTCTGCAGCCGCTCAAGGTCACTTTTAAAATTGTAGGCCACCAGCATAGGCTCGTCGTTGTCCTCCACGATTGCCGCCAATGCGTCTATTTTCGCGTCATGGATTAACGCCCAGCGTTTGTGCTCCCCGGTGTAAAGCGCCCCGTTGCACCACTGCAAGAGCTTCGTGGCCAACGCCCCGGCGTTGATCGCCTCAACAAACTCCCCGTCAGGCAGATCTGCCAACAGCGTTTTTTCAAACTGGTCGTACTCCGCCTTGATAGATTCTGGAAGCACAAGGCTTTCTACCAAATCTATCCGCTCCGGTAATTCTAGATAGTCATCTGCCGACATACTTAGCCAGCTCGATCCCATAAGCTGCTGGATTTCTTCAGCAGCGCCACCCTTCAATGTCCACTTGTACCCCATGTAGTCCACGTCAAAAAAACGCTTCTTGTACCCCGTCATGGTGCGACCAAGGCTCATGCCGTAGTCAATCAGATACTGCTGCGACCACACGTCCAGCAGGCCGTTTGGGGACGGTGTGCCCGTGAGCAGTATCATATGGTGGGTTTCTGGCAGAGTGCGCCTGAGCGCCTTCCAGCGCAGCGAGGAGGAGTTTTTAAAGCTGCTCGACTCGTCAATGATCACACAGTCAAAAGGCCATTTGCCTCGATACTGCGTCACTAACCACGGGACGTTCTCCCGATTGATCGTGTAGATGTCTGCCGTAGTCTGCAGGGCCGCCAGTCGCTGCCGCTCGGTGCCCAGACACACGCTGACCTTTAGATGCGACAGGTGCGACCAGCGCGTGACTTCTTTGGGCCATACGCTTTTGGCCACGCGCAGTGGTGCTATCACCAGCACCTTCGTCGCGACAAAGCCGTCGAGCATGTCGTTGACGGCAGTCAGGCTGGCCACTGTTTTGCCTAGCCCCATCGCTAAGGCCAAGCCGCAGCGCTTCTTGTCTTTGATGTATTCAATCGCCCTTAGTTGGTACGGGTGCAAATCTTCACGGAAAAGCATTTATATCCTCGATGTTGTTAATGACCCTGACCTCGCACCCCATTTGGATGCGCCGTTCATGATCACGTATCTGCGATGGGCTGAGTCGCCCACTGGGACTCTTTAACTCTACAAAAATAATGCGTCCTTTGGGCAACGTCACAATCCTGTCTGGCACCCCACGCCTGCCGGGGCTGACAAACTTTTCACATGTGCCGTCTAAGGTATTAACCCTTGCGATTAACGCTTTTTCTATTTTCGATTCCAACATACCCAACCTCGCGCAGCGCGACTTCTGCCATAAAGACATATGCCTCGTAGTCTACATCGGTCGGAAAAGTTTTGGG